ATTGATTTAACTACAGTTGATAATAACTTAACAGTTACAACTGGGAAAAAATTAAAGAGTGCTACAGTAGCAACTGATAATGATGATGTAGTTAATAAATTATTTATTGATAACGCATTGGTTAATATAACTGGAATCACTTATAATAATACTGCTGGGATTGATTTAACTACAGTTGATAATAACTTAACAGTTACAAGTGGGAAAAAATTAAAGAGTGCGACTGTAGCAACTGATAATGATGATGTTGTAAATAAATTATTTGTAAATACTGCAATTTCAGACTTAATTAATTCTGCTCCAGCTACACTTGATACACTTAATGAATTAGCTGTTGCTCTTGGAAATGACCCAAACTTTGCAACAACAGTTACAAATCTAATTGCGACAAAAGTATCTTTAACTGCGAATGAAACTATTTCTGGATTTAAAACATTTTCAAATGGAGCTAATTTTACAAGTAATATTAATTTAAATAATACAGCTCAAGGTAACAGACAAATATTTAGTTCTTATTATAATTTTTTGGCAGCTGTTCCTGGCACTCCAACTTATTGTGGTAGAATATATGGTGATGATGGTGTTATGGTATTTGATTGTCCTCAAGAAGTTGGTGTGAGCACTTATGTATTTTACTCTCAAAATAATGGAACAACAGTTGGTGCTTTTTTTATAAGTGCGACTGGTCTCACAGTTGGAAATGGAATACCTCTAAATATGGGAACTGGTAGTATTACAAATGCGACGGCTATGACAGCAACTACATTTAATGGTTCTTTAAATGGAAATGCGAATACGGCTACTAATATTTCTGGTGGAACTGCTGGAGATTTACTTTATCAATCTGGAGCATCTACAACTACAAAACTTGGAATTGGTGCAAATACATATATTTTAACATCAAATGGTTCTGCTCCATACTGGAGTGCTCCTCCAACAATACCTTCAACTCCCACTTTGTCTCAAGTTTTAACTGCGGGTAATTCTACTGGTACAACAAGTATTAATATGAATGGAAATCAAATTGTAAATAGTTATATAATTAATAATATATTTTATGAACTAAAAGATTTAACAACTGCAGCAATAGATGGAGTAATTTATGCAAATTCAGGACTTTTTATTTATGACAATAATGTCAATAGTGGAGTACATACATTTTCAGTAAATGATGCTGGTGGAACACAAATAAAACCATTAACATTATCCTCAACGGGTATTATAATGGAAACTGCTGGATTAACATTAAATATAAATACTGGAAATATTACAAATGCGACATCAATAACAGCAACAACTTTTAATGGTGCTTTAACTGGATTGGCTTCACAAGCAACAACGGTTGCGGTAGCAGATGATAATAGTGCTATAACTATGTATCCAGTTTTTACAACAACGGGTATTGGTCAAAAGAATTTATTATTTGATATAACAACAACTCCACTTTCTTATGTGCCAAGCACATCAACACTTACAGCCTCGACTTTTGTTGGTTCTTTAACTGGATTGGCTTCACAAGCAACCTCAGTAAATGTTACAGATGATAATAGTGCTACTATAATGTATCCCGTTTTTGCTTCAAATGGAGGAAGTGGTCAAAAGACATTAATGTTTGATTCAACAACATCACCACTTTCTTATGTACCAAGCACATCAACCCTTACAGCCTCAACTTTTGTTGGTGCTTTAACTGGATTGGCTTCACAAGCAACCTCAGTAAATGTTACAGATGATAATAGTGCCACTACAATGTATCCAGTTTTTGCTTCAAATGGAGGAGGTGGTCAAAAGACATTAATGTTTGACTCAACAACATCACCATTAGCATACACCCCATCAACGGGTGAAATGAATGCTTCTTCTTTTACTGTTGGCGGAGTATTAAATCCAGTTGCTGGTAATAATGCTGGCTATCTTGTTCAAAATACTGGTTCAAGTGCTACAGTAATACAAAATCAAGCAACAAGTGGATTAATACAATTAAATACAAGAAACGCATCAAATGCTCTTAGTGTTTCTTTACAAACATCATCAACCGCAACAGCAATATGGTCGCCAAGTATTACTGTTGATAATGATGGTGGTAATCCAATCACAATTGGTGCTGGAGCATCAACGGCTACATCAAATATTTTAATGACACAAACAAGTTTGGCTTCCACCAGAAATTTTACAACGGGCGGCAACACCATTATTGGTAATGCAGCGGGGAATGCTCTTGTCGTTGGGTCAGCAAATAATACCTTTCTGGGCGAATCAGCTGGTGCTACATCGACCGGCAGTAGAAACATTTGTATTGGTATGAACTCAGCAGTGCCAACGGCAGCGAATTCAAATCAGATTGCGATTGGAACAGCAAGTGAAACCCAATTTATTCAAGGTCAATTTAATTGGAAAGTTGGAGCAAATATAACTGCTACTTTAACTTTGGCTACTCCCTATTCTCAATTTTATACCATTTCTTCTTTGGCAGCAACAACTGTTACTTTACAAGCTCCATCTGCTGCTTATATAGGAACTCGCCTTCTGTTTAAAAGACGAGGAAATACACAAGTCATCACATTTACAACTGTTGGTGCTGGTTTAGTTATGATGGGATTTGCTACTGTTGCTGTGGGTGCTAATGTGACTATGACTGCTGCTCAATGGCAGTGTGAACTTATTTGTGATGGAACATTTTGGTATCAATTTAATATGACGTAAATTTATCAAAAAATAAGCGCAATTAATAATATATAAATATATTTAACAATTAAAGCTTTAATTATAATCTTAATTTGCTCGTAAAATTCTTTTGTATGGCTGGAAGAAATAACTCCAAAAAAAAACTACCTATATTTTTTATTCGCTTCTTATTACGTCTTAGTAAAGTTGTCTTTTTTATTTTATCAAAAATCAACTCTAAAACCATATCAACTAAATCTTCTTTTCCATCAAAAAATGGCTTACATACTTCTAGAACAACATCACGTTTTATATCGCCTTGTTCTTTTTTATTAAAAAAATCTTCTACTATTTGAGCTACAAATAAAACTAATGAATGATTTAAATATAATTCATTTTTATCAAAAATATCTATAGAACTTTTTAACTCATTCATTAGATTGTTTTTCATCTTAATTATTTTTAATTTTTTCTTTTTTTCTGTAAATCCTTTTATGGAAGTCATTTTTAAATTTGTTTTTGGAACGTCTTTAATATTATCATTTTCAGATGAATCAGAGGGTTTAACAATTTCTTCAATTTTGGTAAGTAAATCATTTGGTTCAACCAAAGAAGCGCTATTTTGAACTGTCTGTATATTGTTCATTTATACTATATAGTAATAATAAAAAATAATATAATAAAATATTTATATATTATAAATGGAATTTGATGTACAAAAAATTAATTTTGTTTTAAGAGAAAGTGATATATCCACATCAAATGTGATTGGAGATTATCCATTATCAAACACAAAAGGTTCTATTAATCAATATAGAACTTCTATTACGTGGAAAGCTGTAAATATTAAAAATCTTTTGGGAAGCTTATATGACCAGTATGATTTATTTAATTTGGATGTAAGTTCTATTGCAAACCCAATACCTACTACTCTATTTGGTGTAACCGATAATGATAGATGTATTCATTTTAAAATGGCTGGTTTAGATTGGATTTTTAACACATATAATACTACTAGTGGTAATACTGTTAATGAAGCCATTATTTCAAATACACGATTTACAAATCAAACAACCGCAATTAATCTAATTAATTATAGAAAAATGACAACTACTTTTCGCAAATGTATAACTACAGATATTACTATTAATTTAGATACTATTAATGGTAACCCACCCAATATGAATGCGGGAACTATTTTTCCTCAATTAACTTTTAGCTTTAGAATTACACCAGTTCTTTAATTTAAAAGTTTCAATATTATTTTATATATTATATATATAATGCAATTCATAACACCAAAAGCCAGTTTTGCTTTAAAATTAAATGATATATCCTTAAGTGATGTAGTTGGAAATTATCCTGTTACAAATAATGTTGGTACGATTAATAATATAAGAACTATTACAACTTGGTATTCTATTAACTTTGAAGATATATTAGGTGATATGTATGATAAGTATGAATTTTTCAATTTGCGATTAAAAACAATTCAGTATAATTCTCAAGCTGGATTCGCAACTACTGCTGATGACCGTTCTCTCTATTTTCAAATGAGTGGATTAAATTTTTGTAATTCAAATTATGATACTGCTAGAGGTTGTAATGTAGGAAATACTATTATTGGTTCAAATCTATTTGGATTTACTGCATTAGTTGTCTCCTTTGATGATTCTTTTATAATTACTATAAGGAAACAAAAGTCAGCTGATATAACCATTTCATATCTTAATGTAAATAATGTTCCTCCATCAACTGGAGCAGGAACTATGTTTCCAAGAGTTGCGTTCTATTTTGATTTAAGTCCAATTTATACAGATATACCAAAAACAATTGAATTATCTTCTACAAAATGTTCTTCATTATATACTTATTATATTAATACAACTACTGTTGCCAATAATATAGATATGTATGCTGTTTTGGGTAGAGAAAATTTTAAGTTGGGTGATAAATATAATTTGGTTTTAAAATTTACTCAAGCATCTGTTAATGCCAATTATGTTGCTGATATGGCTGGATATATGTTTTTGGTTTCATCAAATGGTATGCGATTTCAAAATTATGAGACAGCTCTTGGAAAGGTAGGTGGTAATAAAATGCAAATGGTTGTTTATAATTCATTTCAGGGAGGAATAGGAACTACAACTATATCTACTTCTATAAGAAATCAAACAAGTGGAATTATGACATTTACACTAGAAGCACAAATGTGTAATATGACTATTCAAGTTCAAAATATGGTTAATAATACAGAAAATGCTGTGGCTCTTGGAAACATTATAATTGTATATGATATTTGGAAATGTATTTAATTTATCAATTTTAATTTAATTTTATTTAGAAGGTTTAAATAAAATTAAAATATTTAATCAATATATATGGACGCTATTATTGATTTACTGAAAAAGAACAGACCTCACCTTACAGACAGTTCTATTAAAACATATAAAAGTATATTGAAAAATGTTTATGATAAATGTTTTGATGATAAAGAGTATCATTTTAAAAATTTTGATAATGATAAAATTATTTTGGTTTTTTTAAAAGATGTACCATTTAATAAAAGAAAAACTATTTTGGCTTCTCTTTCTGTCTTAACCGATAATAAAAATTATAATAAAATTATGATGGAGGATATTCATTCTTATAAAGAAAATGAAATGAAACAAGAAAAATCAGAACAACAAAAAGAAGGAATGATACCACCTGAAGAAATTAAAGAATTATATAATGATTTAGAGCATAACGCAAAACAAGTAATGAAAAAAACAAATCTTAATTTTAATGATATTAATACAATTATGAAATGGGTTTTGCTTGCTTTAACTGGTGGAATTTTTCAAGCTCCAAGGCGCAGCATAGATTTTGGAAATATGAAGTTTAAAAATTATGACCAAGAAAATGAGAATTATATTGATGTAAAGAATTCCAAATTTATTTTTCAAAATTATAAAACTGCTAAGACTTATGGTAAGCAAGAAACAGAAATATCAAAACCTCTTAAAGCTATATTAAATAAATGGTTTAAAATAATTCCTGATGGTTGTGATTATGTTTTATTTGATAATAAATTAAATCCTTTAACGTCTCCTCAAATTACTCATCGGTTAAATGAAATATTTGGTAAGAAAATTTCTACTAGTATGTTAAGACATATCTATCTAACAAATAAATTTCCAAATGTTAATTTGGAAGAATTACAAAAAACCGCAACTGAAATGGGAAACTCACCTATGCAAGCCTTATTGTACGTGAAAAAAGATTAAGCCATCAATTAAATAGCAATATTCATAGCTTATTAAAAATTAATATTATATTTATTTTGTGTATATATAATATGTCTATTACAGAAATTGATTCAAAATTTAAATTATGTAAACCAGTTAAGGAAGCAATGGACGTATGGTTACCTGATGTAAATCGTAACATACCTTCAAGGAATGGTTTTGTTTATGCTATGGTTGGAACAGGAGGCTGTGGAAAAAGTAGCACACTTTTAAATATGTTAAAATCAAAAGAATATTATAGAGGTAAATTTGAAAATGTAATTTTGTTT